GACGATTACCGCCGGCACGTTGCCGATCGGTGGTGCAAGCATCACGGCGATCTATACCGTTAAGTATACCGAAACGATTACCGCCGGCGCCGTGCCGATCGGCGGGCAGAATGTTGCGGCTGTCTATGCGTTCGCCGATACGATCACGCCAAGCACGGTGCCGCTGGTCGGCCAGGCCATTACGCCGGTCTACACCGCACGGTATTCGGATACGATCGCTGCCAGTGCTGTGCCGATCAACGGGTCGACCATCACGGCGGTCTATACTGTTCGGTATTCCGACACGATCGCAGCGAGCGCATTGCCGATCGGCGGTGCAACCATCACGCCGATTTCTTCCGCCGGCGGGATTAACTACACCGACTTTATCACGCCGGGCAGCCTGCCGATCGTCGGCCAGATCATCACGGCGATCTACAGCGTCAAGTATTCCGAAACGATCGCGCCGAGCCCGCTGCTGGTCGTTGGGCGAACGATTACGCCAGTCTATACCGCGAGATATTCCGATACGCTGGCGCCAGGCGCGCTGCCGATTGTCGGGCGGATCATTACGCCGGTATTCTCTTCTGCGTTTAGCCGGATTACCCAGAAATATTCCGTGATAGCGCGGCAGACCGTGCCGCCGCATCTGATCGCGCAGAAGGGCAGCAAGGCGATCGTCGCGCGGCGTTCGGCGCTGCCAAGCCGGAAGGCGCAGGCATGAGCACCCCGCATTTTGATATCTACTGGACCGCCGGTGACGACTGGCAGATCGACGCGACGTTGCTGGACGAGACCGGGGCGCCGTTCGATCTGTCAGGTACACCAGATATCAAATGGGCGCTGGTCGATGCGGCCGGCAGCCGGGCCTTGGACGAGACCGATGCGACCATCACCGTTACCGACATGGCGGCCGGTATCTGCAGGATCGAGATCCCGGCGACGGCCACATCGCCACTCGTCGGCGGCAATTACAACGACGTGATCCGCATCGTCATCGATGGCGTTACGTCTACGCTGTCCTACGGCCACATCCACGTCACCGCCGATCCATGGGCCGGGGCAACCGCCAGCAAGCTAAAGCTGGTCTCCTAGAGGCACATCATCATGCGCTATTCGGAAAAAGCGGCGCCGGCACCCGGCGGCGAGCCGGACGAGTTTGTGATGTCGGATGGCTCGGTCGATCGCATGGGCGACGTGATCGAGCCGTCCGGCTGGGATCTAACGGCGATCAAAAGCGATCCGGTGGTGTTGTTCAATCACGATCGCGGCCAGGTCGTCGGCAGTTGGAAAGATATCCGCGTCAAGGACGGCAAGCTGATCGGCCGCATCAATTGGACGAAATCCAAAGAATGGCCAATGGGGAATTACATCCGCGATCTGGTACGCGAGGGAATTCTGCGCACCGTGTCGGTGGGCTTCAAGCCGCACGAGAAACGGCCGCTCACCAAGGATGCTAGTCCCGAATACGGGCCGTTCCGTTTTACCAAACAGTCTCTGCTGGAATGTAGTCTCGTTTCCGTTCCGGCTAACGCCAATGCCTTGGCCATTGCCAAGGACTATCCGCGCGGTCTGCTCGACGAGGTTTTCCGCAAGCCTGCATCCGAACACCTCGACCGATCCGCCGCGCCTCATGGCAAGTCCGCCGCATCCCCTATCGAGCAACAGAAGGGCTCGAAAATGTCTAATGCAGCCACCATCGCCAACAAGATCCAATCTGCGCAGCAAAGCCTGAATGGCCTGCTGGCATCTTATGAAGAACTCGCCGGCCGTTCTGAGATGGGCGAGGACGAAACCAAGCGTTACCGCGACGAACTGCCGGCACAGATCGATGCCGCAAAGGCCGAACTGGAAAGCCACAAGCGAGCCGAGCGCATCCTGCTCGGCGGCCAGACGGCAAGCGACCCGATGCCGGCGGCGTTGACCGGCCAGATCATGGCGCCGACGCCGGCCAAAAGCGATCAGTCGATCGGCGAAGTGGTTCGCATCCCGGCGGTGCCGAAGAAGAAGCTTGAGCCGAGCGATCACCAGTTCCGCGCGCTGGCGGCCTGGACCAAGTCGCAGGCCTCACACGAGCAGGACATCGGCCAGACCTTGCGCACGATGTACGGCACCAACTCCATGAACGAAATCACCGGCATGGTGCTGCGGGCCGCCGTCAACCCGGCCAATACCACGATCGCGACCTGGGCGGCCGAGCTGATCCAGACCGACGTGATGCCGTTCATGGATCGGTTGATCGCCGACAGCATCTATCTGCAGCTCGCCAACATGGGCGTTCGCTACACCTTCGGCAACGCCGGCATTCTCAAGATCCCGGTCCGCGCCAACACGCCGACACTGGCCGGTAACTGGACGGCGGAAGGCGGCGCCAAGCCGGTCAAGCGGGCATCGTTCACCACCGTGTCGTTGTCGCCGACCAAGATGTCGGTGATCTCGACCTTCACCGAGGAGATGGCGACCTATAGCGCTCAGAGCATCGAGCAGATCATCCGCCAGGCCATGAGCGACGATACGCAGATGGCGCTGGACGGCTACCTGATCGACGCGGTGGCGTTCTCGGCTGGCGTGCGGCCGGCAGGACTGCTCGCTGGCGTGACACCGATCACGGCATCGGCGCTGACACCGGCTACCGCAGCGATGGTGGCCGATCTGAAAGCTCTGATCGGGGCGATCGTCGCGTCGGGTGGTGGGCGCAACATCGCCATCATCATCAACCCGGCGCAGGCGCTGAGCCTGGGCTTTGCCCAAACCACGACCGGCGATTTCCTGTTCACCGATCGCACTGAGGCCGGATCGAAGTTCGGCGTTCGCTTCATTGTCTCGGCGAGTTGCCCGGCGGGCCGGGTGATCGCGGTCGACGCGGCCGACTTCGCCACCGCCAACGGCGATAGCCCGCGGTTTGCGGTGTCGACCGATGCGACTTTGCATGAGGAAGATACCAACCCGCTGGCGCTCGGCACCGGCACACAAGGCGCCGGCGTGCTCGCAGTGCCGATGCGCTCGCTGTTCCAGACCGACGCGGTGGCGGTCCGGATGTCGTTGTATGTGTCCTGGGTGATGCGCCGCACCGGCATGGTGCAGACCATCGCCTCAGTGTCTTGGTAGGAGATTTGCAAATGGCAGAGCACGACAAGCGAACAGACGACCGGCATCGCGAGGCCAAGGAAGCCGAGGCCAAGCGGATCGAGGACAACAAGCGGGCCGAGGATGAGCGCAAGAAAGCCGATGAGGAGCGGCGCAAGACCGCAGCGGAACGCGCGCTTGTCCCGAATGCGGAAGGCAATGTGATCGTCGAGTGTATCATGGGGCCGTACCGCGGCCAGAACATCACCATGACCGAAGCGGACGGCACAGCGGCGATCGGCGCCCATTGGGCGCGCGATCCAACCGAGGCGATCTACGAGCATGAACCATTGAGCGAGGAGGAGCGCACCGCGGCGGTCGATGCCTCGCACGCCTGGGCGCAGGCGCAGTGGGATGCCGCGCAGGGCATCGAGCAGGAGCAGCCGCCGCCACCGGAAGGCGGGGACGGCGGCGTGGCTCGTAGGCGCAGCATGGCGCCTGCTCGGCCTGCCCCCGGCTATCAGACCCGCACCGTTGAGCCGAAGCCCTGATGGCCGGCATGAAGCAATATCTGGCGCGGCTGATTACGCCGCGCCAGAAGGCTAACCCGGCCGGTGAAGGCAACTACCATCCGGGACCGTACACGGTGAGCGGCGGGATCCTGCCGGCATCGTGGGGCCAGTATCTGAACTACTGGCAGATGGACCTGGACCCGCTGACGGCGCCGTCCAGTTCGATCGTCGAGGCCTGCGTCTGGGCCTATGTGCGGGCGATCGCGCAACTGCCCGGCTTCCATAGGGTTGAGCTCGCCAACGGCGGTACCGAAACCATCACCACATCGGCGCTGGCGCGATTGCTGCGGGCGCCCAATCCGTATCAGACGCCGAGCGATTTCCTAGTGCATCTGATCCGTTCGTTGCTGCTCAACGGCAACAGCTACTGGATCGCGCAGCGCAACGATCGCGCCGAGGTGATGGCGCTGCACTGGACCGATCCGCGCGCCTGCCGGGTGCGCGAAGTGGCGGTATCCGGCCAGGCGTTCCGCGAGGTGTTCTACGAGATCGGCGCTAACCCGCTGTTCCAGTTCGATAGCATTCTCGGCCGCACCTCGCTGGTGGTGCCGGCGCGCGATGTGTTTCATGTGAAACTGGCAACGCCGCGGCATCCGCTGGTCGGCGAGACATGGCTGGCGGCGTTGCCGACCGAGCTTGGCCAAAATGCCGCGATCAACAATTCGCTGACGCAAGCGGCAGCCAACATGCGGCCGGCCGGCGTCATCCAGACCGAGCTGACCTTGACCAAGGCACAGGTCGACGAACTGCGCGCGCGGTGGACCGAGCAAAGCCAGAATATGACCAGCGGCGGCGTGCCGATCCTAACGTCGGGGCTGAAATTCCAGCCGCTCACCATGTCGGCGGAAGATCAGCAAGTCATCGACCAGAAGAAACTCAATGATCGCATGGTGGCCGCGGTGTTCGGCGTGCCGGCGATCCTGCTCGGCATGACTGATAGCGGCACCCAGAAATCGGCCGAGGCAGTGATGGCGGAATGGCTCGCCGCGGGTCTTGGCTGGCTGATCAATCATATCGAAGTGGCGATGGATCAATTTGTCGGGCTCAACGCCGATTCGATCGGCAAGGGCTTGGAGTACACCGAATACGACACCGAGGTTTTGCTGCGCTCGGCGTTCAAGGAAAAGATCGAGGGCATGGCGCGCTCGGTGCAGTCCGGCATCCATTCGCCGGACGAGGCGCGCTACAAGTTCGGCCTGCCTGCGGTGCCTGGTGGATCCGGCGAGATGCCGCGGGTGCAGCAGCAGATGGTGGCGCTTGATTACGAGCCGCCGGAACCAGTGGCACCACCGCCGCAATTGCCGCCGCCCGACGATGCCGGCGATCAGCTCGGCGCCGACGAGCAAGCCGCACTCGCACTGTTCCACCTGAAAAGCGAGATGAACCATGCCCGCGTTGCCTGATCGCGCGCTGATGCGTGCCGTGGCCGAGGTTGTGATCGGTGAGGAAAAGCAACGCGAAAGTGCCGACCGCGAACTTGCCGCGGATCTGTCACGGCTGCGCGAGCGGATCGACGACTATGGCAACGTGATCGAAGTGAAGTTTGCCGGCCTCGATCTGCGGATGCGCGAGCAAATCACCGCGCAAGTGGCGGCGATCGATCCGCCCAAGGGCGAGCGTGGCGAAGTGGGCGAACGCGGCGAGCCTGGGCCTGCCGGCGAGCCGGGACCAATAGGCGAGCCTGGGCCGGTCGGCTATGTCGGTCGCGCGCTCGGCCGCTGGAACGCCGAGGCCAGTTACCGCGCCATGGATACGGTGGCGTGGAACGCCAGCGAGTGGCGGGCGACTATGGATGATCCAAAGGGGCAGCCGGGCGACAGCGACGGATGGATGCTCTCGGCCAAGGGATCGAAGGGCGAGAAGGGCGTGCCAGGCAACCGCGGCGAGCGTGGCGAACGAGGCGAGCGCGGGCCGCCAGGACCGCAGGGCGTCGGCCTTGCCGATGTTGTGCTCGAAGACGGCGTGCTGGTGTTCAAGTGGAGCGACGGCCGGGAAAAGGCGTTCGCGTTGGAGGCAACCGCATGAACATCCGTTACACGGTGGCCGATTTGGCGGTGTTGCCTGCTGGGCTGTTGTCGATCGCCAAGTCGCATTTGCGCATCGATGGCAGCTACGACGACGCCTACATTACCATGACGATCGCGCGGGCGATCGACTGGTTTCAGCGGGCGACCGGAGTGTCGGTGAACCCGGTAACCTGGGTGTGGCAGCCGGCGGCCGTCAAGTTTCTTTGCGGTGTTGTCCCGGTGCCGGTATCGCCGGTCAGCAGTTTCACGGTGGCCGGTGCGGGTGCTGTGGATATTACCGATGATTACAGCCTTGTGACCATGTCAACGCATGGTGTCGGGCTGTACGGGCTCGAAGGCGTGCATGTTTCCGGCATGGCGGTGACGCTGCCGAGCGGCTACGCCAACGCAGCACAGCTTGAACCCGGCATCGCCGATGCGGTGCTGCGCTACACCGCGCACCTCTACGAAAACCGGGAGATCCTGGTGCCGGGCAGCGATGCGCAAACACCGGGCTGGATGACGGATGTCATCTCGACTTACTGGATGCCGCGGGTATGAAGACCGTCCAGATGCTGCGCGATTACATGTACGTAACGCATCCACGCCGCAGCATCCAGTTCAAGGCCGGCGTTACCTACACCCGCGTGATTGATGCGGCAGCCCGGCAGATCGAGGCGGCTGGCGCCGGGCGGATCCTCACGCCTGACGTTGCCAGCAACGGCTACCTGACCCGAGACGCAAGCCATGCCTGGCGCATTACCCGGCGCGGCTGACGGCGCTGGTGCGCTGCGCTACCGCGTGACCTTTGCCGAGCGCGACGACGTGACGGACGAATATGGCAATGTCTCCACCGGCTGGCTCGATCGCTTCACGGTGAGCGCCAACATCATGGCGCGGCTCGGCGGCGAAGCGGTGGACGCGGCGCGACTGGCCGGCCGGCAGCCGGTGGTGATCCGGGTGCGCAAGTCGCCCGACACCGCAAAGATTACCACCGACTGGAAGGCGACCGACGAGGAAGGCCATATCTACAACATCCGCACTGCGATCGATCCGCTGATCGGCGACGGCCGGCACGGGTTCTGGATCGACATGCTGGCCGAGACCGGGGTGGCGGTGTGAGCTACCAAGACCCGTCCCTGCAGCTGCAGAAAGCGATCGTCGCGGTGTTGAAGGCCGACGCCGCAGTGAGCGCGCTCGTCAACGGCCGGATCTATGACGCGGTGCCGGGCGGGGCGACCAAGCCTTATGTTTCGTTCGGGCCGTTCCAGCTGTTGCCCGAGCACGGCGATTGCCTGGACGGCGGCGAGGCGATCGTGACGCTCGACGGCTGGGCGGCCGGGCCCGACACGGTACAGGTCAAGAAGCTTGGCACCGCCATCGCCAAGGCGCTCGACATGGCGCCGATCGTGCTCGAGGAGCCGCAGCGATGCGTCGAGATGTCGATCGAGCAGACCCAATACATGCGCGACCCGGACGGGCTGACCGCACACGCGGTGATCACCGTGCATGCGTGGACCGAGCCATCGAATACGGGAGACTATACCGACACGATCACGCGGGCCGCGGTGCCGATCGCCGGCAAGGCGATCACGCCGGTCTTCTCTGGCGTCGGCGGCGGTGTTGCCTACACCGACACGCTCACGCGGAGCAGTGTGCCGATCGGGGGCCGGACCATCACGCCGAGCTATGCGCCGGCTGGGAGCATTCCCACTGTCGAGACGCTGACGGCAGGCGCACTGGCGATCAGCGGACAGCCTGTCATGCCGCTGCACGCGCCGTTAGGTCTCACCACAACGATCACGCTCGACGGGCTCAAAGTTGTGTTCCCGGGCACGCTGACCCACGGCGTCTATGCCGATTATGAAATGCCTTGGGTGGTGATGCCGCCGGGTGGCGTGCTGCCGCCGTCATACTCGACCGATCCCGCCGCTCCGGTTTATTCGGGCGATTACCCCTGGCAGGGGACAACGGCTGGATTGATCGGCTTCGGCATGATGCTCGACCCCGACTATCTGGTTAAACATCCGTTTGATAATCGTGTTGAGCCGACCACAGGTATCGGGCCGGGCCAGCAATACGATGCGAGCACGGCGATCCCGCTCAACGTTCCGATCGATCACTATCCGGACGGCTCGCCCAAGACACTGTGGATTGCCCGGCGGCGCGATGCCGTGCAGCACGGCTCCATGTTCTCCGGCGTTTCGCACATGATCCAGATCACGCTGGTATCGGTTGCGCCGGCTGCGAACGCAATCAAGCCGACCGGGTTCAAGGTTACCGGCGGCAAGCGCCAAGTTACTCTTTCCGACATTAACTACAGCGCAATCACGCCGGTGCCGATCCCGAGCGGCGCGGTCGAGCCGGACTGGTACAGTAGCTCGGATCCAGGCGAAGGCCATCCCGATCCGGCCTTCGGCTTTCTCCGTCGGCCAATGTACCAAAGCGGCGGATATGATCCGCCCAACCAGGTCATATTGAATTACATTGCGCCGGCTTTCACGCAAAACGACTTCAATGCTTATCAGGCGACCTATACCGGGCAGCTTCTGCTTGGCTCGATCTCCAACTCGGTTCATCGCAATGTGCTGATCGAGCGCGTGGTGCGCGCCGGGCTGGACGTTGAAGCGCATCTCAAGTGGCCTAACTCGCGCCTGCATGCGGGCGGCGGCAATACAGTCGGCCACAAGCCGCTGTTGTTCTTCGCGTCGATCTGGCTCGGGCAGCCGTCGATGCGGGCAGTCCCGCCTGACGTCATGATGTATCATGGCAACTTTGCCGTTCCTTATTTTCAGGAAGACGGCGCCTGGTTCATTGGTGTCCCCACCGGAGCGTTCCCTTACGGCAAGCCGATGTATGGGGCCAAGAAGGATGCAGATTGGCCAGCCGCATCAGCTTTTGGACCGAACCACGACCAGCGTGATCCTGCCGGTATTTATGAACCCCATGCCAAACCTACAGTGTTTGGAACGGCGCGGGCAGGAACGTCCAATACCATTCAGCTCGCTGCTGACTTTCCGTACAGCGACCCCTCGTTTTATCTCGTCTCTCTGCTCACTGGGCCGGGATCGCCGCAGACGAGCCGCATAAATCGAAATCCAGCGATTGGCTGGGACAATGTTACGAAAATCGCGACGATGGAGAGCAATTGGGTCGGCGCCAACCCGACTTCGGCGACCACGTACCAATACCAGCACGGCGGCGAATATCACTTCCTGGTCCCGAGCAGCGGCATGGCGAGCGCGATTGCCATCGTCGCCAGCGGCAAGTCGGCTGAGTGGCAGTTGACCGATCCGTCAGGCGCCTACCTGTTTGCGCACCAGCGATTTATCCGCGAGGAAGGAAGGCTCAATCCCCTCTATCCGGATTTTGAATATGACCCAGCTCAAAAATATGCGCG